GTTGCTTTGCCTTGTTGTGCTAGTGGAAATCCATCTACCATTGTTGCGGCAGACGAGTTTGCACCAGGTATCCCCAATAACACAGATGTAAAGGTGTCTCCTGTTGTACTAGACGCTACTACAGCAACGATAAAGATAACGGCTATATAAGGGTCAACTGATTTAAGAGATACTATAAATGGAAATAGTGCTACTAGACCTGTAGTTGCACCTGCCGCAGGAATAATACCAATGATTAGTCCGTAAATTATGCCTGCAAATAATGCTAATGTTGCGAGTAGATAAAATTCCATTGTGCTTATATGTTAAAGTATATATCTAGGTTATTATACATGTTCTTACATATATAAAACTGTATAAGCACTCGCTTTTTAACTTTCGATCGAAAGTCGATGTTAAGTAACGCTCGCTACTTTAACGTTTTTATTTATTAGTTTTTTTCTAGTACAAAATATAAACGCCCGCCATTTACGGCAGTTTTTGGAATGTCACGTCTTAACTGTTTCACTGTGCAATTCAATGCTTGTGAAGCATTCATAATAAATGTTGGATTCCATTCAAAGAAATCAATCCATTGACTTTCAAATGCCCCATGTTGTATTCCAGGATTAGCACGGAATATTAATAGTCCACCTTTCTTTGTAAGTTTAACTACTTTTTGTAATTCTCTTATAATCTTATCTGCACTACCGAAGTTAATACTNCCTAAACAAATGGTAACATCGTACTGAATGTCAGTTTCGTAATCTAATGTATGTACCATTTCGTCCGCACGTGTATTATATGGGTCGATGCCTACTAAGTTTTGTATTTTTCCTTTGAACTCATTGTACCCACAGCCAACATCGAGTACATGTTCAGGGGTCAATGCATTAACTTCGTCAATGATACTAAGCCCACTGTACTTGTATTTTTTAGTTTCGGGTTGCCATACCTTAGAAAAGTATTGTGCCATTGCTTCTTCGTCTATTTGATGCACCAATGGTCCAATTGCATTCGTGTGTATGGCATCTAAATCTACGCAAAATTCGCCGTTTATTGCCTGACGTAATGCATTGTTGTCTAACAGTAACTGCGGACTGTCTTTAACCATTTGGTTAAGTTTTGTAAAGATTTTTGTATTCATTATTTTATTATACTTACTAATATGTCATCGTACATGTTATTTACTTCTATATCCAACCCGAATGTGTTTTTAATCCATTTGGTTGTGAAGTAATTCCATGTTGCATCATGCTTGTGTGCGAACTTTAATATGTTATTATTTTGTTCTTGTATAGCACTGTACATATTTTCACTGTTTTTATAATGCTCGTAATTCGGGTACGTAATTTCAAAACCACCTGCTTCGTGCCACCACGCATTACTAACCTCATTCGGACGGTACACCAACATAACCCAATCATCCATGAACCCAGGCTTAATAACGTCTAGCATATATGCCCAATCGTGGCTCTTTGCTAGTTTTATACCATTACCTCCATCCCACGCTTGGTCTACATTCATTGGGTCAGGATAAAACTCCATTCCCATTCCAAAATATGCCCCCTTATGACCACTGTATACATTGTGTTGGTATTCGCGTTCGGGAGTCCTATCGGTAGTAGTAAATGCATCACTGGTTTCTAATATTTGCGCAATTCCTGACCACTTACTGCCTGGCACGCCTGTAAAAAATATTCTATTTGGTAATCTCATGTTTTTTGTGTTCGTGTGAATACTTAAATGTATGTGGCAATGCCCATAAATTTATAGGCGGAAATGCAATCATTGGCCAACGTTCTGTGCTTATTTGTGTGTTATGGATTACTTTTTGTGTATTTGCTAATGTCATGATGCTCCTTTATATATTCAACTGCGGCAATGTGTGCATCTTCGAGCGGATGCCCATCTTTTTTACCTAATTTAAACTCATTATGTACTGCCCACTCGTAAAACCCCATGTTATTAAACCATACGAAATCATCTTTAATTTCGTTTTGTAGGTTAGCGATATAATCGGGACAGTGATGCAATTTATCAAATGGCAGTGTATCTATGCTAGTCATAATAAATGGAATGTCTTTACTAGTTAACGTAAGATAAACTAGAGTCATTAATTTCAACGTTTCGAATTTATTCCATAATTCAGATTGTAGGTATTTAAAATACAATTTAGAAAGATGACTTTTATCAGCGTTGTTTGGCATGAGTGTTTTCCAATGGTCATATTGTGTGTCGATATGTACTTCAGACGCAGTATCTGCTAATTTTATTTTATTTAATAATTCCTCTTCGGCACCACTATTAAATACATCCCATCTATCTATCCATGTCCAATTTATAATAACCAAATCGTCTTTGTGTATGAAAGGTAAAAATTTAAAAAAACGCCTAGATATTGATGAGTTTGAACATCCCGGTTGTGCAAAGCATTTATATTCCATATTATTAGCATCCGCATATAATGCGGGCCATGTATGGTTACTATAACCAGCGTCCCTTGTTAATGCTTTGTGGTTAAAGTCAGCATCACTGAACTTACCAATAGGCGTGTTTGAATGATGATATTTTTTATATTTGTGAAATCCATGTGGTGTTTGCAATCCATCTGAAATATCATCTTTTAATTCAGACCCCCACGTAAAACTGTCGCCAAAGGCAATTAAATTATTCATGTGGTTATTTAGCAACGCAGAAGTTTACTAAATAATATTTGCTTGTTGTTGGATTAAGATAATGTCTTTATCTTTTTTGTCGTAGATTGATTTAGTTTTTAGACCTGCTGATTCACGCATAGTGTTAATGTCTGCTTCTTTATGTATTCTGTATTCTCTTGGACTAAGAAGTAATCTTGATTTTAAGTAATCAACATCAAAATCCATTTCACTGCCATCGTACTTAACTGTCCAATCATTCACTTCGAACTCAGTTAAAGACGCTAAATCTTTAACAAGTTCTTCTATTTGCTTAGGCAATGATGTTCTGCGCTTGACTTCCACGTACACTAAGTAACGATTTGGTTTAATTTCACCAGGGCTACGGTCTGCATCTAGTACAAAGTCATAACCTTTTTCAAACCATTCAACTAAATCATCTGCCACTTTACTGTTCTTTGTATAAAAACTAACAGTAGCAATATCATCGTCATTGCCCATCTTACTAACGAACTCGTCGATATGTACAGTAGGTTTAATTAACCCAACCATGTCTTTGTGATTCAATCCTTCGTTTATGTTCATGCTATGTCTCTTGCTCTGTATCGGCAGTATTTAAGTCTTGTTCATACGCTAAATTCAAGTCTTCTAAGTCGATATCTTGCCCTTCTAGTTCAGTACTGCCTGTTTGGATGTCTGTGATTAAATCTTTCGGCATTGTGATTTCAACTAACCAAACGTCTTTCTTAATAATCTTTGGTTTTTTAGTACCTTCGCGAAAATCTTCAGGTCCTTTCATTTTGACAGGAATCTGCATTGTTGATTTTTTGTACTTAACTGTGCAGTCGAATGGAAGTAAACGCTTAGCACCACGTGGGTCAGGCATATTATCTACTAACCAAAGAAAAGTGCAAGACACTGTATAACGTCCAATAGTTGGTCCTTGTACTAACTCACCTAAGTCCCAATTTTTGAATGCATATATATCTACTTCATCTAACACACGTTCAAAATCAAGCAAGGAGTTTACACTTCCGTCACTTAAATACAGGTTCTTAATTGTCTTTGATACTTGCCAGTAATCGATGTCACTGTCTAAAAAGTTCTTTTTCATGTATCTATTTATACATTTTGTAAAGGAACTTTTAAGTTGTCAACTCTACTAACGTAGCACTTAGATTGATTTCAGGGTCGGCAACAAAACTATGATTCACTAACCCATTTCGTATTGCCAAAATTGCTTGGTCTTTTTGCTCATCAGTATCGCCAAACAAATCAAGATTGTCATACAACCATCTGTACACTTCTTCCATGGCATCGGGTCTGACACTAGTACACAGCAACTGCCTTGCTTCTTTAATCTTCCCTTGTTTGAACATGTCAACAGCACTTAACTTATAATCTTGTGTCCCCCCTTCGTCGCCTTGGGGTGATGCTAATGTCCCACCATTGCTATTCATTTGACACATATTAAGACATTTGCGTAAGTCTGGGTATGTCGCTTTAATATAACTATCGAGTACATCCAAATCGAACTCAACGTTTTCGTCAATTAGAACTTGTGCAATCCTTGAAGTGAAATCAGTCTTGTCCACCTTTTCAATATGAAACCCTTGGCATCTACTATGTAGTGCTGGGATGATTTTATTTGGGTAATTGCATGTTAGAATGAATCTTGCATTGGATGCATATGTTTCCATAACACCACGTAGCGCGGCTTGACCATTGGGTGATATATAATCTGCTTCATCCAATAGTACCACTTTAAAATCACCAAACGACATAGTACCAACAAAGTTAGTAATCTTCTCTCTAATGACATCTACGCTGTTCTCACGACTAGCATTTATCTCGAGTGTGTCAAACTTATTAACACCTAATGAATTGATTAGTATCTTCGCTAATGTTGTTTTACCAACNCCCGCTGAACCACTGAAAAGAAGATGCGGAATCGTACCATCATCTATCCAACTCTGTACTTGCTTGCGTTGGATATCGTCTCTAAATACATAGCCATCGACTGTATTGGGTCTGTATTTTTCTGTCCAAAGTTGTTTCATAATATAATCCGTTCTAAAAAATTATATTATAACTTATTACAGATTGAAAAACTTTTTAACTTTGTCAAAAAATGATAATTTTGGTGCTACATATGTAGGTGGTTTCGATGGCATAGTAGGTCGTGGTTTTTCAACAATCTTAGCAACAGGTTTCTTAGCAACAGGTTTCTTAGCAACAGGTTTCTTAGCAACAGGTTTCTTAGCAACAGGTTTCTTAGCAACAGGTTTCTTAGCAAGTGCTTTGTTTAATTCTATAATCATATCTTTTTTAGATTTTCTACGGTCTAATTCAACTCCGTTTTTTCTACCATGTGCTTCTAATTGCTTCTTTGTCATTTTTTGAAAATTCATTATTTTCTCCTTGTGTTATTGTGTTTTTTTATTTAGTTAAATAATTCTTTGAACATATTAATCTTATTAGATTGTTTGGTTTTAGTCATGTTATTGGTCGATATACCGAAGTAAGTATCGTTCAACTCAATGCCAATAAACCCTCGGTTCATCGATTTGCATGACATACCAGTGGTCGCTGTACCCATAAAACAATCTAGCACAGTGTCTTTCTCTGATGTAAAGTTTGTAATCACCCAATCAGAAACATCGCTATGCATCACCGCTTTGTGATTTTTTGGCATGTTTGAATTCACCGATGTCGTTATTATATTTTTTGTATATGTATTATTAGACACCAATGCTTCGTTACCGAATACAATAATGTATTCATGTGAGTTTGTAATACTACCACCTGATGCAGGCATAGGGTTTGTTTTCTCCCACACAATTATCTCTTGAATAACATCACTGTACTTCCCAATGATGCCAAACACATCCTTTTTATTGTAGAAGTTCTTTTGGATGTTGAAGAACACATTGCCTTTAGTGACTCTAATCAACTCATCGATTACATTACACATCCAACCATAGTAGTCATCGACTACATCATCGTAATGGTCGTATTTGTCGTTCCTCTTTCGATTGTATGGCGGTGATGTGAATGAAAAATCGACGGCATCATCTTCCATCTTTTTCATTTCATCGATACAATCGCCATGGAGTAATATTTCTACCATCAGTAATTATTCTTCTTTTAAAATATTAATTAAAATCTCTTGTTCCCACTCTTCCTCTAAATCGCCAAAACTGGGACATTGTTTGATTAATCTATCAATTACATGTCTGAGCATAACCAAATCCTTTTTGCTCGCGGACGCAACCCAACCGTCGTTATACGGCGAGCATGCGAGAAGTTTTATGGCTC